AAAATTTCTGCCATTATGGAGGTTATGAAGTGCGATGAAGAGGCGGCAAAGCGGGAGCTTGAGAGGATAAATGCCGAGAGCGCTGTTCTTGGAGTTTCGGACGGTGACGGCTTTGTAACTTCGGGCGGTGATAATGCTGATGATACGGCAGGCACTGACGACATCATTGACAGTGCCGAAGAAGCCGCAGGCAAGACCCTGAACGGTGCACAGACACAGAGCCTTATTGCTGTTATGGCGCAGTATCAGTCGGGTGCTCTGAGCCTGGGACAGGCTATAAACGTCATTTCCGTAGCTATCGGCGTTTCCAAGGAAGAGGCAAAGAAAATTCTTGAAGGTGCTGAATAATGACAAGGGAACAGTATGACGAGCTGTCTGCTCCGCTTGTGCGGGTGCTCCTGGATATGGAGGACGATATCCTGCGGGAAATCGCGGCGCAGCTTTCACGGGACGGAGATATTTCCGACACGTCCAAATGGCGGATAAGGCAGCTTGCAAGGGCAGGACGCTTCGACAAGCGGGCGGCGGCTATCATTGCGGGATATTCCGAGGTCGAGGGCGGTCAGGCTATGGACGCTGTTCTGACGGCGGCTGAGACTGAGATAGGATATCTTGACAATGCGGTGCAGGCGGCGAATGCTGCAGGGCTGTCGGAATATTTCTCGGACATTCCTGCGGAAACCTCAGCCATGAATGCGGCCAAGGCGTTTCAGCGGCAGGCGGCGAGTGACCTTAACCTTGTGAACACGGTCATGGGGTACAAGGCAGGTTCGGCGTATGTAAATGCGGTCAATGCCATTTATCGTGACACTGCCGAGGGCAGGCAGGGCGCTCTTGACATTATGGGCAAGGGTGCGGCAAAGGCTGTATCGGGGCAGATGTCATTGCAGGAAGCGACCCGCAAGACTATACGGGAGCTTGCTCAAAAGGGCATTCCCGCTTTCGTTGACAAGCGTGGGCGTGAATGGTCTCCCGAGGCGTATGTAATGATGGATATGCGGTCAACGCTGGGGAATACAGCGAGGACTGCACAGAATGCACGTTGTGATGAATACGGGATAAATCTTATCGAGGTCTCCTCGCACATGGGCGCACGTCCCTTGTGTGCGACCTATCAGGGCAGGATATTCAGCCGTGACGGTTCAAGGGGTGTGACCACGGACGGAGCAGGCGGAAAGATATATTACACTCCACTTTCGGAAACGAGCTACGGTCAGCCTGCGGGACTTTTCGGCATAAACTGCGGGCACGTTCAATATCCGTTTGTTCCGGGCATCAATTTTCAGCGGTATTTTCCTTATCCGAAAGAGGAAAATGACAGGCGGTATATGCAGTTTCAGCAGCAGAGAGCTATGGAACGGGGCATCAGAGCCGCCAAGCGTGAATGTATGATGTTACAGGAAACAGGCGACACTGAGGGCTTGCAGAAGGCTTCTCTCAGGCTGAGGACGCAGAAGGAAAAATACTCCGCTTACTGCAAGGAAACGGGGCTGAGACAGCACAATGACCGCACTCAGGTTTATGGGTATGACAGGAGCAGGTCGAGCAAGACGGTCTGGGCGGAGAGGAAGGCGAAACTTGATTTCGAGCATTCTCAGAAATTCAAACCGCTGAGCTTTGACGGTCAGACAAGTATAAAAAGGGGCGGCGCAGATATTACCCTTAACCATATCAGCACTTCTGTAAATGGTCTTTATCTGTCCCAAAGCAGTCAGATAAACGCAAAGGCTTTACACAGAATTGATACCCAAATAAGCAAATCAATGAAAAAAATGGGCATAAAATCTTCCGACAATTTTCCTCAGATCTACGTTATCACACACGAAGAAATGGCGAAAAATGCAATCGCATCTTACAATCCCATAACCAATGTGCTGTGCATTGATGAGAAATTCGGATATAAAAATATGCTCTCTGCCCTGCAAAAAGACGGTGCTTGCCCTGATAATGAGCTTAGCACCGTTGTTCACGAGCTTTTCCATTGGAAAGATGCTCAGGAATACATCAAGCATCACGGACCTATCACTCGGGATAATTATGATAATTATATACGTCATCTGAATGTTAACAGAAAAAAGTTGCTTGACAAATGCGGCATTAACGAGTATAATGTAAGTGAAATAAGCAAATACGCTAAGGATAGCTACTACAAACACAATTATGATGAAGTATATACAGAATATCAAGTGTTAAAAGCATTAAAGGAGTGATTAAAATGAGATTTCCTATTACAGATGAAATGCGAGAGTTAGAAAAAATTTTCAGACCTTATGAGGAAGGCTGTCATCTTGTAGAAAATGCCCCGAAAGAAGCTGTGGAAGCAAGAGACAAGTATTACAAACTTTTTGAAGAGGAAAGAGCAAAAAATTCTAATATTGATTTACTTTGAAACTCGCTACACAACTTTGGAGATGAGATAATGAGCGCTGACAATGACCGCTATTTTGATGGTATTTCACCTGAGCTTCAGCAGGAGCTTGACAAGATGACCCCCGAAGAAAGGGAGGCATCACTCGAAGCTGAAAAGGAAAAATGCGATGATATGAAAGAATGGTAAACCGCCCGTAACAAGGCGGTTTTCTTATGCGCACACAAGCGTGTATGTTCACGACATTTTGTCGGTAACATATGCGCTATTTTTATGCCAAAATGAAAGGATATGATGTTATGAAAAAGATTTTTATTTCTCAGCCGATGAATGGCAAGAGCAAGGAAGAGATCCTCGCAGCAAGAAACAATATGATCGCCAAGGCTTCGGAAAAACTCGGAGATGAAGTGGAGGTTATCGACAGCTATTTCAAGGATTATGACCCTAAAAACGGCTGTATCCCACTGAAATATCTTTCAAAGGCTCTTGAACTGCTTGCCGATGCCGATATGCTTATTCTCGGTGATAATTGGGAAGCTGCCAGGGGCTGCCGAATTGAATTTATTTCCGCAATATCTTATGATATCCCTGCATATCAGTTCGATAGCAAGGGCGAGCTGGTCACTGCAAGGCATAACCCTATGGTCAAGCTTAAAGACAAGGAACCTATTTGCCTTATCGCTGACCTTCATATGTCGCCCGATGAATGCTATATCATTCACGGCTCCCACAAATTCTGTGATGATGTAACCCGTTTTACGGAAGACGATGTGGAGTTTATCATTATGTGATATGATATCGCAAACGGCTATAAATCATATTTTGTTGAAGCCGACAAAACATATCCCCCTCGAAATTAAGGGGGGTTAAACAGTAAATCAGCAGCTTTACGGCTGCTTTTTTTATGCCCTAAACGTACTTACGGCGTTAAACTGAGGACGGAAAAACAAGCCGACAGGCTATAAACGGAGGTAATCATAATGGCAGAAACAAACACAACCGTAACCGAAACCAACAAGGCTGAAAATGGCTCCACGGGAGCTTACGGAGGTGATCCCACACAGGCTGTAAAGGGCGGAGCAAATCTCCCTGAAAAGGCTGTATCTACGTCTGAGCCTGAGCAGACGGCAAAAACATTTACCCAGGCAGAGCTTGACGCAATAGTCAAGCAGAGACTTGAAAGGCAGGCAAAGGGACAGCCCTCAAAGGAAGAAATGGAAGCGTTCCGCAAGTGGCAGGACAGTCAGAAAACTGCCGAACAGCTCTCACAGGAAAAGATATCCGCTGCAGAAAATGGCAGGGCGGACGCCGAGAAGAAGCTTACCCTGCACAACACTGACCGCATCAGCACAGCAGCCAACACAACGCCCGCTGAGCAGTACACACGTGCCACAGTTAACGGAAACATGGGCACTGTACGTGTGCATTTTTATGTTGACGATGTGGGGGCATGGCAGAATCTGCCCATTGACTACACGTCCTGGCACGCAGGGCAAAAGGGAAAGGCAGACGCATACGGCAGTGCTGCCGGAAATATGCAAACCATATCCATCGAATGTATTATGAACGGAAGCGGCGATGAAAAAGACTGCAAGGCACGTGACAATGCTGCACGTTTGGCAGCATATCTGCTGGATACATACGGCGGAGATCTGTACACCCACAACTACTGGTGCAATGTTCGCAACGGGAAAAAAGGCAGCATTGAAGCCTTAAACAAGTTGGATGATGGATATAAAAACTGCCCCGTGTATATCCGCCCCAAGTGGGACAGCTTCACGGAACTGGTTAAGTCATACCGCAAGAACAACACAAAACTGTTCTATGTGCAGGTCGGGGCTTTTAGTTCCAGGGAAAATGCCGAGGCATATTTGGCAAAAGTCAAAAAATATTATCCAGGCTCATTTATTAAGGTGATGTAAAAATTTTCTCCCGCTCTCGTTTGAGGGCGGGAGATTTCTTGTTTAGGGAAAAGTAAAAGCGCCGAGAAGTTATTCCCGACGCTTTATTCATACGGAGAGCAGAGATGATAGAATGACTATTCCGTATTGGCTTATTACAACATTTTTTATGTTGTAGAATTTGAATGGCAGGGGCAGAAGGATTCGAACCCTCGGCACGTGGTTTTGGAGGTGGTTTGCCGTATTGCTTGAAATCGACGTATTTACGATGTTGGTGGCTTTGCTATTGGGGAAAATACGACGGATTTACGACGGTTTATTTTTATACGACAATTATCCTCTAAAATGTTCCAGTGGAACATTTTATGCAATACAATGATATGCATTCATTATATGTCGGTAAGATTTGTCCGCTCGATCTACAGAATATCAAAAGTATCCATCATAATCTTTATTAGCTCTTTTGCTGTTTCCTTATCAACTTGAATAGACTGACTAATTTTGTCTTTTAACTCTCTATTAGGACTGCCATATGTATCAATTTGAAAATAAGTTTTCCCACCACTGGTAAATGTAGTATATGTTGCCCTCACTTTGCTGTGAACGCAGTTCCTGTCTTTGTCAATTTTCTTTATGTTATCTTTCGTTATAAGAGCCATAATTATTCTCCTTTTATTCCCTTTATAAGCTGAATAAGCTTATTTTCGTTAATTTCGCATTCCCAAATAACAATAACTTTCCAGCCTTTTGCCTTCATTTCATCATAATGCCTTAGATCTCGGTTTAGGTTATTTGTAAGTTTGCTTGTCCAATATTCAATATTTGATTTAGGCCAAACAAAATTGTTACAGTTATGCATATGCCAAAAGCAGCCATTTATATAAACAGCCGTTTTATACCTTGGCAATACAATATCAGGTTTGCCTGGATAGCGTTTATCATTCTTTCTGAACCTGAAACCGTTTTTGTGCAGAAAACTTCTAACTATAATTTCAGGTTTTGTGTCCTTGCTTCGAATATGAGACATATTCATGCTTCGAATTTCTTTAGTATGGTTATCAGCCATTATTCTCACCATCTAAATACTTTGCCAGATGTTCAGCAATTGCTTTTGCGAGCATTGGCGGAACAGCATTTCCAACCTGCTGATACTGTGAATCCTTAGTTCCGCAGAAAACAAACGAATCTGGAAAAGTTTGCAGACGAGCCGCTTCTCTAATGCTTACAGCACGATTTAATGTAGGATGAATCCACATTGACTTTCTTACATTCAAAACTGTTCCTGACGGATCTTTATATTTTAGCCTTTGATAAATGGTATTTTGTGTACGGCTCGTATCTGTATATGTATTTACTTTCAAAGAATCATCAAGCGAATGAAAATTACCGCCCTCTTTTATCGCTTTGAACCGTGCCATAGCAACTTCTCGTGTGTTAGTAATAATGTGATTATAAAGTTTGTCACTATCTCTAAGAATATCCGTCAAACCAGTACGTTTAAACTTATTATTTAGCAAAGTCCCACTGTCTTCGCTAATTTCATAAACAGGTTTAACGCTTTCAAGATCTTTGATCGCATCTTCAACAGTTCGATAATTGCCTTCCATAAACGTACCACTAGGCATATCTATTTCTTTAGCAATGCTTTTCTTGATACCAATCAATACAAAACGACTTCTTTTTTGGGGTGCTCCAAATTCGACTGCATTTAAGACATCCTTATTAAATGTATAACCATATTTATTTGCACCAAGCATTTTTGTAATATAATCAAGCACCGAGTACGATTGAACCTTAACGGATATTCCATTCTCAAATACATATCCATCAATCTTCAATTCATTATCAAATATTTCCTTTGCCCTGCTCAAACAACGCTGCAGCATAATTGTCTTTTCAATATGACAGATTATTTGCTCAACAGCAATGTTTCCATCAAAAAACGAATTAATAGCATTCGCAGCATCATTAAAGCAAGCATATTCGCCTACATTCTCTGTATCTAGAATCTTTTTTGAAAGTTTTATTAACTGATTTTTGTAGCGATAAAGTGCCGCTCCGCATTTTTCGAGATTATTACGCTGGCGATATACAATATTTAACAACTTATAGTCCTTTTCAGGCCATAGTTTTTCATTAACTGTATCTCTGTCTTGTATATTCTCAGCAATCTCATCTGAACAGTATTTTTCTTCCAACAGCAATATTTCAGAAGCAATCGTATCAATTTTGTAATTGTGTATTATATCTAGCTCATCCTCTCTCAAATAGAAACGATGAACAGAAGATTTTAGCATTTCAACATTCTCCATAACAAATGCCTTCGGACGCAGCTCTGTTACTGCTCTTACATATTGCTTCACTAACATATTGTTTTGGCTAATGATATGATTATTTTGCCGATTAGCCATTGAGAAGCCTTGACACGGAGGGCCTCCAATTACAACATCTATTTTCCCTAATTTCTTTTTCAGGTTTCTAAAGTTAGCTGAACATACATCAGGGTACACCAATGTATCCTTATGATTTTTCTTATATGTATTCTGTGCATTAGTATTTATTTCATAAGCAGCAGCAATTTCAAATTTGCCAGTTTGCCTGAAACCAAGGCTCAGACCTCCAGCACCAGCAAATAAATCAATGACTCTATACATTTATCTAATTCTCCTATTCTGACGGTGTTATATAGAATCATTCAAGTAACGCTCTTTAAGAAGCGTCCAGCAATCTTCTTTTTTGCACCATTGAGTTACATTAACGCCCTTGGCATTATTTGTATTTGGATTCATAAAATGATTCCATACCTTGTAGCAGCAATCTTCCAAAAGCTGAGAAACCTCCGGAGATATATTTTGATGCTTCCAGATATAGTCAAAGCTCACTTTATCAGAATGAAATTCAGATAACAGTGCTATGGTATAATAGTTTATCTGAGCTTTATATCCGCCAAAATTCTGAGCATCAACTATCTTATCACACTGCTGAAAAAGAATAACCTGTGAAATCAAGTCACAATAGAACTTCTCATTAGGTTCTCCAATTTCACCCGACTGCACCATCTCTGAATATTTAACAAAGTTTGTTTCCAACCCTTTGCTTACTATATCAGGATATTTTAGCCAACACATAGCACATTTTGCCGCAACCGTTTTAGAAATACATTTATTTTTAGGGTTTTGCTCCTTGTACTTTCGCTTTGAAGCCGCTGTAAGCTGTCTATTAACTTCAACGCTGTACTGACCTCTTGCTCTTTCGTAAAACCACCGTTGAGAAGGCTTGCCCTTTTCGACAGGTATATACACTCTCCTTGAAAGCTGTTCCAGTTTGATATGGAAATCTTCATTTGCACTAAAATCAGACATTGTAATTTTATTCTGACTGTTTGCAAATTTCGATATATTACTGATGACAGAATCCATTTGTTCAGTTGACTTTATAACAGTCAGCTTCATTTGAACGTTAACGTTTGACAAATCGACTTTATTCTGAAATGCCGCATAAATAGAAGCTGTTGTTTGACCTCCATTGACGATCTGCCAGCCAACAAGTTCTTTTATTATTATAAAGTCCTCTTTACTATCATTTTCATCAATAACAACCTGTTCTGCAATAGTCGATATTCCATTATTGTATGCCATAAACATAGCTGAATCACTTCTGAGGGTATCTCTGATTCCCTTGTTTACTTTTCCTGTTGCTTGCAAAAATGATCTAACATTTTTTTCAATCAGCCTTTGTCCCTCATCACGATATATTTCTGCTAAGCAAGCACCAGAAATATATCCAACATAACAATCGTAAATATTGCTTTCCTGGGGTATTTTGATCAATTTAAGACGATATTTGTATTTATTCTTAAATCGAATAACCAGTTTTTCTGCTTCTTTTCTTTGATATACAGCCTGTACAAGCCGTTCAATATCCCACACATCATATTTGACGGTAGTTTTGTTTATCATTGTGTCCTCTGGAAGATCACCATTTACAAGTTTATTGGTAAGCAAAATAATATAAAGATTTTCTATATTATCTTTGTTGGATTTAATAAACTCATACAGCATATATTCGTTAGACGATTCTTCCATTTCTTCGAATAAACTGCTGCTTGCACAGCAAAGCTTATAAAACTTTGATGCCTGTTTACATATCTTTACAGTATCCGCTTTATTAAGTTTCTCTATTTTACCATTTTTCTCATAGCAGCTAACTATAAGTGTTAGACTTTGAAAATACTCACTGTATGAAAAAGCATTTACTTTGATTTTTTCAGACTCCTTCATACAGTAGGTTACTTCTGCATCGGCTGTCTTAGTTTCCCCAAAATCTGACAGATATGAAAGAAAAACATTTGTAAAAGCCGTTTCAGTAAGCTCAGAATGTTCGGTCGCATATTCCTTTACTTCTTCAATAAATTCTTGATTAAAATCAACTAATTCACGATTCTCCAATTAATATGCCCCCTTTCAGCGTTTTTACAGCGTCATCCCAAGATGTAATAAAATCTGCACAAACATTAAGATCAAGAGAATATGTAACCTCAGATATTCCTTTATCTAATTCATCCGGTACAATATTAGGGAAGGTATTTCCAACAGCATAGACCTGATATGATCTTAAATGAAATCCCAAATTATATTTTTCTTCACAGGCGGGAATATAGCCATATTGAAATAGCTTTTCGAAGAAAACAGACCTATTATAAGCTGAAAGCTCTTTTTGAATGCTGTCAATAATAACCGGAAGTGTTTCTCCGTCTGTACGGCTTTTGCGAACCATATTGACATATAGAAACAAGCCGCTGTTTACATCTTTAGGATTGAGCTGATGTTCGCTGCTTATCCTTATTTTTTCCGTTGACTTTGCTGCTGTTGTTTTTACCTCAACTGCAGAGCCGCCTATATAGAAATCATGTGTTTCCTTATCAGCACCGCTCCAATATGAAACAACCTCTTCTCCAAAACAGAATAATAGCTTTTTCAAAACCAAAAGTTCTCCATAAAGGCCTTCCTGCATTTGCTCCGACATAATAACATCAGAATTTAATGCAAAGAACTTCTTCCATTTACTTAGTGTATCTATTAAAGAACTTAACATTTTTTTCGGAACAGCAACTTTTTCAAGCTGATCAGTAATATCATTTGCAATAATCTCAAATATGCCGCTATCATAATCTTTAGACTGAGAAATAATAATATATTCATTTTCATTATTCTCGTTCTTATATTCTGTAATGTAATCATATTTGAATTCAATGCCATGCCATTTGGGAAATCGGCTAATCACTTCTTTTTTGCAATCCATTGGAAGCATTAAAGCAATTATTCTCTGCCTGCTTTCTGCTGTGACAATATACACTATGCGTATTTTGTTTTTAAGCAAGAGACTCCTATTTAGGACTGTACAGCCTGAATTTGCAGGTCTGTTGAAATCATCAATGATTTCTTGGTATATTTTAATTGCATTACTCAAAATTCATCACCATTTTCAACTGCGATAGGATTAAAGCGATATGTTCTGCTGCTTCCCATACCCTCATTGTCAGGAAATACAGCAACAAAGCCAAACGGCGTATTATACGTTTGACCATCTATTATTAAACCGTCGATGCTCTCTGTATCAAGAGGACAAAGAATAAGCAATCCTCTATCTCTTGTTCTAAGCTGCTTTCGCACCTTATCATCGCTGTCACCATCTTTTTTCATTTTGTCCTTTTCTTCAATCTGATTCTGAGTAAAATCAAGGTATTCTTCATCTTTGGATTTGAGCGATTTTATAGAACAAACTGACGAATCACACAAATACTGTCCTTTGCTTCTTTTTAATCCTTGTCCGATGCTGTATTCACCAATCTTTAGCATTGGTTCAGTTCGCCCTGTATTTTTCAAACATACTGTCCAAGATGTCAATCCGCCAAGCTTTATCTGATCACGGATATAATCAGCCATATACAGCGAGTTCACCTTGCTGGCTTTTGCCGAAGTTTGATACTCTGATAAAAAATCTGCAATCAAACCACCGTCAACATTGTCCCAAAATATGTGATCCGCACCCGATTTTCTGCCAAGTTTTTCCCAGTGATCCTTGCTGTCTTTGCCCAGTTTAGAAATAAAGCTCTTTACTGCTTCAAAATTTCTGTTATAAGTATCAGCATTTATATCAATAGAACGTGTCTGGCTTACAGTATTATTAAATGTTAATGTTCGTTCTTGACCGGTCTTAATTTTATTTCTTGAAGAAATAAGCATTTCAGGATATGATGCAATTCTAAGCCCAAAATCAATTGGAGTACGGTTATATTCATTCATGTACTGAATTTGGCTGCGAAGATTTTCTGTTGCATATGATACAACCATAAACCATCTAAATAACTCATCCGGTACAAAAAGCCTGCACAGATCTGTATACTGCGGTCTGAAACCAAACCATCTTCCCATCTGCATTAAGGTATCATACATCATGGATGTACGCATAAAGAAACTAACAGTTAGACCCTCAAGTGTTAGTCCTCGTGACAGCTTATCGCCGCCAATAGCAATAACATTTAACTGGCGTTCCTCATCTTTAAATTCTTTATAGCATAATACATCGTCACTTTTTCCGTTTATCTCGAAAATTCTAATCTGGTGGTTGCCGATAATTCGTTTAATTTCAGTTTCTATTGAACACCATTCCGAACATTTTACCCCTTCCATATATGCAGAAAAATCCTGCTGCATTTTTGTTGTTGTGGGAACAAAATCATTCTCCCATATATCACGCATAGTGTTAAGAATATCAGTATCTCCACCGTTTATGTAAGATTGAACCTCATCAAAATAGTCCTCAACCATTGATTTTAATGAAGACTGCACATCAGTCAATCTATTTATGTGAATCAGCATTGAATTAGGATCTAACGTCTGTCCCCTAACATTTCTTGCTGCAACAATAATTATAAAATATAGAATCGCTTTTTTCAATTCATCAGGCAATGGTGATATTATCTGCTTTGTTTCAATATCAATAAAATCCTCGAGCTGAGTTGTAATTTTTCGTCTGAGGGGCATTATTTCGCTGTTGTCATCTTCACCAAAGAACTCAAGTGCGCCAACATAGCCTGCTGGTTTTGGAAGGCATACAATAAAATCTTTAGGAAATAAATCATCTTCCAGATCATCATCGCTAATCTGAGGAGGAATAAAGATATTTGCGTACGGTGTTGCAGTGTATCCGACATATGAACGGCAGGAAAAAAGAGAAAGTATTCTTCTTATAAGTTCATTTATCTTTGATACTTCTGAATCATCGCTGACATCTCCACTCCGATCAGTCTTATACTTAGTATTAACAGAAGCCTGGTCAGCTTCATCATCAATAACAAGCAGTGAATATTCACAAGGGAACATACTTGTACCGTCTGAATTGCGAATAGCCGCATGATTCTTTGACAAATTATCAAATACATACTGTAAGACTGTGTTCTGTTTCTTTACAATAAAAATTTTCGGCTGATCATACTGCCTGCTTACACCTGCTCTACCCTTGGTAAAATCGCCTTTTTCATCCCTTGATGTAAGTGCTTCGATAGACTTGTCCATTTTGAAATTAAGATTTCCTACACCAATAACCGATGGAACAAGGCCTGCTTTTTGCCTAAGATATTCTATACTGGTTTCAAAGCCAAGAACTTCTTCGTCAATTCTCATTTGAGTCTGGCTTCTAAGGTTATTGTGCATACCGGCAAGGACAATAATTATCTTATATCCAGCATCAACAGCCTTATTTATCAATCCAATGTAATTAGCAGTCTTTCCTGACTGAACATATCCAAATACAGCTCCATATGATTTTTCTGGAACTCCTGCATTAGGATCAGAAATATAATTCATTATATGGTCTGTTGGTTCGTTAATACTCTTTTCAATTGTTTTCTGACTCCATTTCTTTGTGCCAGACAAGTAAGCCTTATATCTATTCCAATATGTACCCTTAAATCCTGATGATTGTTTTAATTTGTTCCACCATTCACGATCCTTCTTATCTTTTGCACATATCATTGACGCAATATCATTACTCGAAAAGCTAACCTCTCTGTATAAATATTCTCTCAAATCTTTAGCATCAGAAACAAGCGGACCCATCATAGCTGCTATTTTGTTAATTGCATCTTCACTGTCCATACCCTTTTCTATTTCTCCAAGGCATAGAGAAAAGGCCGCTTCATAACTTCTTATATCGTTTTGATTCATATACATTCCTCCGCATAGATATTGTCAAAATCATCCATTATATTGATGTAATCGGGCAGCTGCTGAAACAATCCTCTTATTTCTTCCTTTGAAATGCCGTTATGAACAAGAGTTGATATAAGTTGCTTGGCTTGATATGCAAGTTCATTGTATTCATCTTCGGATAATGCTCCTTTATTGCTTTTTAATACATCATTTACACCTGACAGCTCCATAGGTGAGCATTTTTCTACCAAGTTCAAATATGCCGATAATATTGATTTCTGCTCTGAATTAAGAGAGGTTTTCAATGTATTAAGCAAGGTATGTTTTTTATTCAAAACAAACGAGTACGCCCCCCGTGAATCCTTCCTTTGTTCCCAAACATAGCTTAATTGAGGAACATTCGCATTTCCCCTGTGATTTGAATCTGAATATGTTCCTCTCGAATTATACACTTTGACCGACTGCTTAGTTGCTTTCTCAGCTGCAAGACGAATAATATCATCAGTATATGCAGGAGGAACAGCTTTGCTTTTCTTAATGTCAATCTGCCAGTCAAAGTCACTGTCTGAATATATATCGAGCTGAATTCTTGCCAAATTGAATGACATTTCCTTTTTAAACAAACCAAACCATGTTCCGTAGATAATAAGCCTTTCATTTCTATAAACATAAAAGCCCTGATGCTGCAGCCAGCCCTTATATCCGCCTGCTGCCGTAACTTCATCATCATTTGCAAACTTAGTTTTGTGAGGAAGAACATAAGGCTTAATTATAACCTTATGTCCATTCTCAACTACTTCTTCCGATTCCAACTCTTGACGAGCATTATTCTGAGGAATAAAAGGATTCCATGGAACAAGAAGTGTATGATTTACTGTAACAGATACTTTGCCAGCTTCCATAAATCTGTGAAAAACTAAAGATAGATGGTATTTTATATTATCTATCATTTTGTAGAATTTTTTCTTTTCTGCTGATGAGGTTGATGATATTACTTTATCAATATTAGAAATACATACAACTGTACCGTTTCTATAATTTGACAGTCTTTCTGATAAATCACATATTAGCTCATTTGAGGAATCTTCCGCTAATATCTCCCACCTATCATTATCCCTAACATAATCCAAATCCCAGCAAGCATTACTAATACCGTCTTTATTCTTTGTTATAACCGTTAATTTCTTTCCCAAAGAAAACGATGCTGTTTTCATTCCCATACCGAATCTTCCAAGATCATGTATGCTTCTTTCATTAAGCGGATCAGATGAACCAATAGACATAGATTTTATCAATTCCTGATTTGACATACCGTCACCATTGTCCGAAATAATAATTCTCTGATCACACCAGTCAATTTCAATATTTACTGCAGACGCATTAGCAGACAGACTATTATCTACTATATCAGCAATGGCAGTTTCCGGAGTATATCCTACAGAACGCAATGACGAAAGAAGTATATTTGCACTTGGAATAGATTCAATCATTCGATTCATATAAACGTCCCTCCATTACCTTTAGTAATATTATACCATTACCGAGTTTGTATTACAACATATTTATATCGAATTTGACAATATTTTTGCTAATAATTCTTTTGCATTGTTTTTTATCGCAAATATTTATTATGATTTCAGTTATCGAAAATATCACATTTCAAAAACAAGTATTACCGTCACTATCATCAATCTTCTTATACTCCTCCAACCTCAGCTCCCTCTTAAACTCCTCCTCCGAAGGAATACAAGTCATATACCGAGAAGCGAAGATTTGCTTGTTGTCCTCAGGCAGCGTGTACTTTACAATAGCATCACTCTTGTCCGCACAAAGCACAATTCCGATTGGTGGATTATCTCCATCGTTCATTAACTCTCTGGTATAGTAGTTTACATACATCTGCATCTGACCAAGGTCCTGATGTGTAAGATCACCAAGCTTCAAGTCTATCAGTACGAAACACTTTAATATATAGTTGTAAAATACAAGGTCAATATAGAACTGCCTGCCGTCGAAGCTTATCATCTTTTGTCTTGCCACAAAGCTGAATCCCCTGCCAAGCTCCAAAAGAAAATTCTGCAAATGATCTATGAGAGCCTGTTCCAGATCTTTCTCATAGAAATGAGGATTTGCAGGCAGATCAAGAAATTCAAGCACATACGGATCACGAATAATCTTCTCATATTCGGGCTTAGGCTCAGTGACCTGTATCTCCGCTGCAACGGCCTCCTTTTCCTTGCTTGACAGCAGACGCTCATAAAACATTGTGTTTATCTGACGTTCAAGCTGTCGGACGCTCCACCCCGACTTTTCACATTCATCTGTGTACCACTCTCTGCGCTTATCATCGGGAATACGCATTAACACACGATAATGCGACCAGCTCAATTCGGCACACACTGTGTTCCGAATCGGATAACACTGATAGAACTGTCGCATATTTCGTAAATTACGCTCGGAAAAGCCCTTGCCAAACTCGGCGGTCAGCTTCTCGGAAAGATATTTCAGCAAGCCTGCTCCGTATTCGGCTCTGTCGTTCTCACCGCAAGCAAGATATATCTGCTCGCCTATCTCCCAATATGCCTGCACCATTGCAGTATTTACCGCACTGTATATCCTGCTCTGTGCAGTAATAATGCTTTTTCGTACTTTTGTATATGTTTCCTTTGCGGTTGTTTCAACGGGGGCAACGCTGTTTTCCTTTTCTAACATAGCTATACTCCTTGCTTCCTTTACTATCCTGCGGACAATGGGACAATGAGGCTGTAAAACAAAATTATTTTGCGTATCATCGTTATTTCGGCATTTTCTTATATTTGTGCCAATGACGGGACAATGCGTGTCAATGGTGACAATAGCGTGATTATCCCTTTTCCTCAGAATCAGCCTTAAATATCTCCCTGTCCTTTGCTTTCATAACTCCCGAAAACAGATACTGATAACTAAGTCCGCTATCCCTGTGAATAGAACGCACCTCATCGCTTGTAAATCCGTATGCTTTCGTGCTTGTGCTGCCGCTTTCATCAAGAAGATACTTCAAATTAGCCTTATTGATTGACTTACTCTCGGCAATGAGCCTATTCCCCTCATTTTTTAATGCTCGGAGATTGAAAAGAACGATTCGTGAGATCTGTATCTGCAAGAAACGTACATCATCGCTGCCGGGAAGAAAGCTCATAACGTCAATGATTTCCTCGGTCATATCGGTGTCAATGTCCGATTCAGTCCTATCCTGCTTAACAGGTTTGTATTTTACGCTTGTCCTGTCGTACATAAACTTGGTGGAGCAGTTCAGATACGCTTCATACCTCTTCATATCATCATCGGAGATCTCATTCAGACAGCTCAGGTTGATGTATTTGTATTTTGAAGCCAGCATTACATCTAATGTGCCAAAATATTTTTTAGGCTGAATATCGACCTCTTCCTTGCCCACAAGAAAATCAACGCTGACATCAAGCTCCTCTGCCAGCTTCTCTATAATAGTATAGTTAGGGACAGTCCCCTTTTTCCAGCTTGCGATAGATCCCTTATTACCGCCGCAGTCAACTACAACTGTGGTGATTTTTTTGTCCTTTTCGTCACAGACTGCCTTTAGTCTTTCGTAAAAATTCATAATTTTCCCCCATCTTTTTTGTTCATCATTACAAAATAACACAAAACAACAAAAAATCTCAAAAACTGTATTGACAAACAAAGTATAATATATTATGCTATAATCATAACAAGTATAATTTATTATACATATGCTCTTATCTATAATATTATTATACCCTATACAAAAACAAATGTCAATACTTTACACAAAAGAAAGGAAAAGAAATATGGAAACCACAGGAACAACGATCTATCCTACGCCGCTTAACCCGACAAAATCACCGCCGCCGTTCCCGATAGGAGCGTTACCGCCGACCATACGGGATATGGTGAATTATGTTGCGGAAACAACTCAGGTCTACCCCGATATGCCTGCATCTGTGGCATTAGCAGCGTTATCGGTCTGTTTGCAGGGCAAGGCAAAGGTGCATTTCAGCGAACATTGGGCAGAGGAGCTGAATTTATACATTCTTATATGCGCCCCGCCGGGCGAACGTAAATCAGCTGTATTCAGTGCAATGACAAGGCCTATCACCCATTATGTAGCCGAATACAATGAAAATCACCTTTTAGATGTACAGACCTACCGAAACACACGAAAACAGCTTGAATACAAGCTCCACAGGGCAATCGAGAAGGACGAGCCTGTTGAAAAGGTAAAGGAGATACAGCAGGAGATCAACGACCTGCCGACTGTCAATGAAATGAAGCTCATTACCACAGACGTTACTGCCGAAGCACTTGCAGGCATTATGAGCGAAAATGACGAAGCTATGGGCATTCTCTCCCCCGAAGGCGGCATATTCGATGTCATTTCAGGAATGTACTCAAGCAGCGTCACCAACCTCAATATCTTCCTCTCTGGTTATGACGGCGAACCCGTAAAGATAGACCGCAAATACGGTTCTGTTGCTCTCCGCCGTCCTCTGCTGACATTTGGGATATGCGCTCAACCGCAAGTTCTCAACAGCGTGATAAACAACCCTCAGTTCAGCGGAAAGGGACTTACACAGCGTTTCCTGTTCTGCATACCCGATAGTATGATAGGACACCGAAAGCTCATACAGGACGTAAACGGCAACTCTGTGACAAGGGCATACAGTGACCTTATAACCAGATTTCTGAATATGCCCCGAAACGATGAATGCCGCATTGACCTGAGCTGCAAGGCTGTCGATCTGCTTACCGACTATGCCGACAAGATAGAGTATCAGATGTCCGATATGGAAAACCTTGCGGAGCATAGAGAGTTTTTCAGCAAGATACTTGGCAAAACATTGAGAATAGCAGGAGTTTTACATCTATGCGAACACTCCCCTTCCGAATGTATTTCGGGAGATACAATGCAGGCAGCTATTGATATAACGACCTACTTCGGTCAGCACTACCTTAAAATGATGTGTGCCGATAACTATGACAATTCGGCACAGTATCTTCTTGATAAGATAACCGCAAAGGTCATCAGAGAAGGCATGACCGTTATTTCTCTCAGAGATATAAAGCGTACCGCAAAAAGGCTCAGCAGCGAGCAGATAGAAACTGCCCTTGAAAAGCTGACAGCCTGCAACTATCTTACATATATTCCTCCGCCCGAAGGCAGCGGAAACCGCAAGAAAGAGAGCTACGAGCTTAACTCTGTTATGCTTGAACCCGATGTACTCAAGGTATATTGTCCGTCATTGGCACAGAATATCCGTCATTGACACCCATTGTCACAAAGGATTTAAAAGCCAAAACCAACGTAAATAAGGGACTTTCCGACAACAAGACAGTCCATTGTCCCATTGTCCCATCGTCCCTTAAAAATATAAATCACAGAAGAAAGAGGTAAATCATTATGAATACAACAAAGACAACCGCAGCACCCGTAGAGAACGCTCCCGTTCTCTACACACCCGAAAACATTATGGCAATTATGCACATCAGCCGCAGCAGCGTGTATAAGCTGTTCAGCTCCGAGGGCTTTCCTTCCATTAAGATGGGCGGTATCCTCCGCATTGAAAAGACAGCCTTTGAAAAGTGGCTAAACACCTATGCAGGCAAGTCCTTCGTTCTCGGCTGATTGCTGAATTATCATCGTATCGGGGCATATCCCATATGTCCCGATACAGAAAGGAGAGAAACCAATGTCAAGAAAACTTCCCGAGATCAAACAGCGCAAGGACGGATATTTTGAGCAGAAGGTCACCATTTCGCCCAACAACAGAAAGTCCGTGTACGGAGCAACCAAAGCAGAAGTCCGCAGGAAAGCCCGGGAGCTTATTGCAGAAGCAATGCGTTACGATATTTCCAACGTCAGGAAAATGACGGTTTCAACGTATATGACCCATTGGCTCGAAGATATAAAAAACCTGAGCTGAAACCAAGCTCATACGACCGTGTGGAGCAGTCACTGAAATATCAGATATTCCCTGCAATCGGTCATATCCAGATAAACGCCCTGACCTCAAACGATGTGCAGAAAATGATAAACACCATAATCAACGAAAAATCCTACTCCACCGCAAAGAAGGCGTACAACAATCTGAACGCCTGTATGGAGCTTGGCGTTCAGCGTGGAGAAATTCTCAAAAATCCCGTCAAGGGTGTGAAGCTCCCGTCCTCAAAGGTCAAGGAGAGGAAGGAGATCACTGCATACACTCCCGAGGAGATCGCCGCTATTGTTGAAGAAGCAAAGCGCACATACAAGAACGGCACTCCCGTTTACAGATACGGCTATCTGATTATTCTCATTCTGAATACGGGAATGAGAGAAGGCGAGCCGCTCTATCTCAAGTGGAAGGACGTTGACCTTGAAAAGCGTCACATCTACATTCACGGAAACGTTGTGGAAGTGAAAAATCGTGCTGAAAATGCCGAGAGCAGTTACGTTCTTCTTGAACAGGACACCCCCAAGACGGACAAGTCCACTCGCTACATTCCGCTAAATGACAATGCTGTTGATGCACTTGAAAATCTCCGCAAGATCATTAAGGACAAGGACAGAGTTATCGCCACAAAGAATCACACCATAACTTCTCCCCGAAAGGTTTACAAGACGATGGAGTGTATTCTGAAAAAGTGCGGGATAACCGACAAGGAAAATCTCGTTCACGCCCTGCGTCACACTTTTGCAACAACGCTCATTCGCAACGGAGTTGACATAAAAGCGGTTTCGGAAATTCTCGGCCACGAAGATGTTTCAACAACTCTGAACACCTATCATCACGTTGTAGAACAGCAGAAGCACTCAGCGGTAATGACGCTGAATAACTTATATTAACTATCCTACATATCGGCGCTGCACGCCCGTTCCCACAAAGCGATGTTTCCGCAGGAAACATCGACAGCCCTCG